ACCCCAGAAAAAACCCGCCGGAGAATTCTTGAGGAGCTCGTCGATGTAGGGAGGGGGCGTATTTCTTGAGACCCCCTCCCTATGTCTGATTTGCTTCTATACCTTCTGCTTTTCCTTGTTTTTGTATATTTTTTTGTAGATATTTCGGAAGTCGAACCGAATTATTTCGTCGATTGCGGCTTCGATAGCCCTGTTGTACTCTTCATCCGAGAATTCATCGCTTGTCTTGGCGATTCGTCCCAGATAAGCACAAGTATTGTAGCCTTTTTCCGTATCAAAGTGCAGCCACTGATCGAAGTGAGTGAACGGATTGTACGGATTGTCGAAGGTTGTCAGCATGCAAGCTTCATTCGCCATCGTTGTTCACTCCTTTCAGTTTCCGTATTTCGATACAGTCGAAGGCGAAATGCCAAGCGCAGTCGCAATTTCAGCAGTTGTGTAGCCAGAAGCTTTCATTGCCTTGATTCTCGCCTGCTTTCCACCAGACAAAGTCGTCGTCGAACGCGGAGTTGCGTAAGTTCTGACTTGATCGATGTCCGCAAAACGCAGAATCTGAGAAAGGGTGGACTCTGAAAACGCTCCAGCCTGTATAGCCTGCCAACCGCGTTCTGTAATGTCGATCGGATGCCTTTGCGCCCCATAACGGGTGCGAGCCCTGCTAAGGGCCAACTGTCCCTGTTTCTTGATCTCTTTCTGAGTCATGCCAGGATTCGCCCTTTTCATGGCCTTTACTTCGCTGTTGGCAGCTAACTGAGCCTGCCGTTCACGAGGCGCATTCTTGAGGGCGATGTTCAGCTGGTGCATCATGTGATCGACCACATCGCGATAAGTTTCCTTGGCGGTTGCGCTATATTTGATCCTCCCAGTGTTCACCATTTCTTTTCGGGCCTGGTTTGCAAGCGCCTTCATGCGATTCGCATAGTCGGCGTATGCTTCTTCCTGGGGGGTTCCAGAGGATAGCTTCCGGGCGTCTTTTGCCTCAGCCATTTGAGTCGAATCCTGAGTTCTGAATTTCTTCTTTCCATGCTTGTCGGTATATTCTTCCCGGACCTCCTTATAGCTCAATTCCCCAGTCTGGGGGTCTATTTTAGGAGTTCCCTTGCGCTTCAGCACAGCTTCAGGCGATTTGGCACGGCTGATTAAAGTGGACGCCCCATAATGCATGGTACCATCCTCATCGGGGTGGGCCTGGTACTTCTTTTTCAGGGCGGCGATCCCGTTATCAACCTCGCTCTGCTTCCAGTCCAGCTTGTGCTTCTCGGCATCGATGACCACCATGGAGTGGCGCACGGCACGGGCTAGCTCTTCCTGACTGGCGCCCTTCAGCGTCATATCAGTAATCAGGTTGGATACCTTACCCATCTCCATCTGGGTGGCGCTCTTTGTCATGCGCTTGAACTCATGACCATCCCTGTAATAGTGTTCCTTGCCATTGGCATCGGTTTCCACACGGGAATAGCCATAACTCATCTTGGGATCGAAGCCTTCCAGGCCTTTCAAAGGCGGCGTGGAAGTAATCTTCACCTTGCTTCCGGGCGAATTGCAAGGAATCACCATTACGGTATCACCGTCAAAGTCAGCGCCAGACAAACGAGCGGCGACATTTGCATTGATACCGATGGCATCCTCAGGTGTGTTCCCGAGAATCCTGCGTCCATCGGGCTGCTTGTTGTTCACCGTCAGGATCGGAATCTCGAAAGTACCGCCATGCGGATACCGAATCAGGGCCACGGTTTCGCCATCCTGATAGTTGGGCGCATAAACCTCATTGTCCTTCATCGTCGCAATGGGTAGGATCACCTGATACTTCTGCCTCGGAAGGGCTGCCGCCTGCAAGTGAACGGCCGCGGAATCGCAATCATTGGCGAAAGTTTCCAACAGCTGCTTCTTGACGGTCGGGTTGGTCAGAGCACAGATCTCATCGAACTCGGCCTGCTTGTCAGCGGAAGCCAAATTGAGCTGCTTATTGATCAGCTGCATGCTCTGCTTGCTCAGGAACTGGCTTGGAAGCGAATCGGCCCATTCTCCCCAGTCACCTTCGGCCCTCGTCTTGTTGATCAGGCCCAGCTGCACCTGTCCATTCTCATCGACATAGTGGTACTGGCCGCCTTCTTCCTTGATGAGGGCACCGAACGGGTTATTGGGATCATCTTTCTTGATGCCTTTCAGCACATCCTGTCCGGGCGTTTTGTTGGTGTTGAACACCACATCCACGCCATCCGGCAGATCATCACTGTAAAAGGCCATACCCTTCATGTACTTATCGCCATCAACCAGAATGCGAACCTGCGCATAGTGGCTGTCGCCAAGATCCAGATCTTCCACACCGCGGCGAATCTCAATAGTGCCGTCCTTTTCGATGCCAGTATGCCCATCAGGCGCGACATCGTCCCGGTAACGAATCATCAGCCGGCTGGAATCCATCGAAGCGGGATATTCAAAGCCACGCTCAAAGTGTTCTTCGCCGTTTTCATCCACCCGCATCTTGTAATCGGTGATCGTATGCACATTCTCGAAGTCATAGATCTCCTTATGCTCGGTTCCGGGCGGGCAAATAACCTTAATGTTGGTCTGTTTGCCGGGATTGGTCACCTGTGGAACGCCGCCGCCATAGACCTCATAGCCTTCATCCTGAAGGATCTGCAAAGCCTGGTTCAGCTTTTCCCGGCTGATGCCCAGTTCCCTTTCCACACCAGTACCAACGTCGATCATGCCCTTTTCCTGAATCTGCTGACGCAGGAAGTCGGCGGTGTTCTGCGCGGCATTGGTGCGGGCTGCGGAACGCTCGTTCAGTAGGGAGCGCAGCGTACTCTCATTGATCCCCATTTCACGGGCCACTTCGGCCTGGCTCTTACCATCAGCCAGCATAGAACGCGCTCTTGCGATCTGATCGGAACGCCGTTGGTTGATGGCATTGGAATAATGGGTCCTCAGTTCGGTCGTGTTCTTCAATCCAACAGCTTTGGCGATCTCAGCTTCGCTCATTCCCTGCTTGCGCAGCTCCTGAACACGGCTGATGAAGTCGCCGCTGTGCTGGTACGGGTCTTCGCCGGAACCCCAGGGATACCGGCCAGACCGTCTCGGCATGCCATAGTGATAAAGAACAGTGTCCGGGTTGATTTCTTCCCACACATCATGGTAGGCCCGATGCAGCACCTCATGAGGCGGGATTTGCCCGTGTTTGAGGCCCTCAGCATACGCGGCTTCCCAAATTTCGCCGGGAACCAGCTCGATTTCAATGTCCTCCAATTCGTCGAACACGTGCATTAGGCACAGTTCATCGTAGGTGTCTTCCGGCATCTCGCTGTTGATGTAATCCCAGTTCAGACTGCCATCGGAATGGAACATATCCTCCAGCACGCCCATCGTTGCAAGCTCGTCAATCCGGTCAGGACGACGCTGAGAATATAATTCGTAAACCGTGTTGATGACTTTATATTCCATAGTCAGTCGTCCTCCTTCATTCGATTGATGATTTTGTCGAAAGTGATGATCTTGTCGATGATCGGCGCGATCTCAGTAGGTTCGGGGTTATGAAAGATCACCTCGTCGTTCTGATAGAGACGGAGTTCCATATTGATGTCTCCCGGTTTCACCTTGTATTCCAAGCAGAACAGCGCGGCATACACCATCAGTTGTTCCATATGCGCCGGCACCTTGCCGGTTTTCAGATCATGAATCCGAAGCATACCGTTTCGGAATGCGATGGCATCGGCCGTTCCATAGCAATTATCGGAATAGTACAGCACTTGTTCCGATTGCATCTTGTAGCCGATTGCATCGTTCACAAACATGTTCAGCGTTTTCTGGCTCTTGGGCAGTTTCTGTCCAAGCACGATGCAGCGGGAAGCAAACTCGTGAAGCTCGGTTCCTTTCTGCGTTGCCAGAAAGCTCTTGTAGCTGTCGGCAAGTTTATCCGAATCATAATTGATCCAGTGATACTTACTTGCGCTTAGAAACGCATGGCTTCCCTCCAGCTCGGAATGCCTGTTCCAGTTCATTCAGAACGTCCTCCTTGTTCTCGGGAAATATAAATCTTGAAAAGGACATGCTGTTCATCCGTTTCACGTAATACTCCTGATTGGGCTGCCTGTGAGCGGTCGCGCTCTGCTTGCACTCCAACGTTGCCCAATGCTTTCCCCAGAGAATCAGAAGATCTGGAATGCCCTGAATATGTCCGGAGTCCAGCTTCGTGATGATGCAGCCCTCGAACATGGCTTTCAGTTCCTTGATCAACGCTCTCTGAAAGTCACGCTCCAATTTGGTCGCTTTCATAAAGCCGTGCCCTCCTTTCTCAGCACAAAAGAAGAGGGAAGGCGCATATTGTCTTCTCTCTTCATAAAAGGGCATGTTTTTCACGCGGACAAAGAAAAAGCCCATGCAGTCTCGCATGAGCCTTTCAGAAGCGGGGGGGGGTATTATTCCAGCATAGGGTCTCGGGGGTCGATCAAATATCGATCGCAGTATTTCTTGCAGAACGGATAGTTTTCGCGGCAGTTGGTCAGACATTCGGTTCCAGGCGGTTCCGCGCCAATATAATCAAAATATACGGCTCGGCTCATAACCTGTCCACATTCCGGACAGTGCCATTCTCCTTTTGCCTGATCCCATTTCAGTTCGCCACCGCAA